TACATATAGTCACGATTAAGATTAGGTTACTTACCTCCATCCTTGGTGGTTGGTCTTCCGGAGCGCTGCCGGGAATTCCGATCTGCGCTAGGCGTTTTGCCCCGTTCCGTCCGTCTCACTGCGGCGCCCCCGCGTCGACCGCGGGTGCGCTTCTTTCCGTCTGTCTTTGGCGCACGTAAAACGTCACCATCAACCACAACGACCTCTTCGCCTCCAGGGTGTTTCGCCTCAATCACGGTAGGAGCGGGTGGATCCATAAGCATCTCAAGAGTAGTACAAGACTGCACCCAGGACTCAAATATATCAATGCAGAGGTCTGGTAACTGTTGCTCACACAACTCACGTTTCCAGCCAATGCCTGATTCAGAGCTAGGATACTGGTCTGACTTCTCAATATCTGAATTCCAGATATGCAAGATGTTCTTGTATTCCAATCCACTACCTATACCGTGTTGCACAGGAGCCAGCGATAACACTTTCTTAACAAAGGGGCCGAGCACTGGGGTATGCTCGTCAGTAAGATAGTATGCAAAGGACTTCTCTCTCAATTTCAAAAGGCGGGCTTGACTGTCGTGCTCAACGTACGTTGCCAAGTGGAACTTACTCAGCTGTCGTTTAAGATCACAACACGAATCTGTATCACCAAACCATACATCGGGCCCATAATGTCTGGCCAGGAATGACACAGTATCTCCCACCCTTCTCATATTGATAGAGAGCTTCTGTCCGACCATTTTGGCTGCCTTTGTAGCCAAGTGCTCACGAAGTCCAGCAGATACGGCATCGTCTCCACAACATGCCGCACCGTCACATAACTTCTTCCATGCTTCCTCAAAACTATACCCATCGAGCGTAAATGCCAAAAAGATGACAAACGCCGTCAAGATCGTATTGAACGCCGAGGTTTCTGGACTACCAGATCCTCTAGCGAATTGCGAGTTGTAGCGAACGCCAAACCTGGTGGCACAACGCAACCAGGTCTGACGCCGCATCAGCTCGTCAATACGCGCGTGGAGTTTGGGGGAGAATAGAGCGTGCATGAGCACCGTCTCCAAATGCCTCGCGACTTCCGAGATCCTACCATCCATCCGACTAAAGTCCGTTTCAGCAAGAGCTTCCAAGAGACTAGCAATACCTGCCACACGCTCAGCCACCTCACGAGGCTTCATGCCACTAATGTACCATGATAACTTCTTAAGCTTCTCAGCAACTGCATAAATGAGTTCTGAGTAAGCTTTCTTATCACTGCCATCGATCTGCGTAATCATACGCGGATCGCCTACATTAGTCTCGGCTTGACGCTTCATAAAAGATGAGGCAACCCCGGGCAAACTCTCATAGTTCGCACGCTCCAGGATCGCCCGCTGAGTGGGCCGGTTTTGCCGCTCATAGACCTCTTCCTCATCCACGGGAACCAGGACTTCATCAGCAATAAAGCCAACGAAAGCCCTGATAGCTTTGTCGAGTTTAGGTGTGACCACAGTCTGCGTTCGCACTTCCTCAATACGTTTCTTCACTGACCTCTTATCGTTGGATTTACTCATGTCGGGTGCAAACCCTCCATCAACCAACGGTGGCATAAAAGAACGCATCGAAGCTTGCGCATCTGGATCATAATCGGCCAACTTCGGCAGGAATTGGTACGACCGCACACCATGTTTTGTGTCGAAAACGAGGGAATCCCCCGGTTTCTTCACATCACGATGGTACGCAGTCATCACTTCCGCTCCAAATTCATCCGCGTGCGAGTTATTCGCCATCGTCGACTTCACCATAGCAACTGAAAGCTTATCTTTTACAAGACTTGCCTTGATAGCAACTTCCTCGTCAACGCGCTTTGAAACGCGCGAACAAGAAAAATCACCAACACGTGCAGTTGATATGACTAGGTCATCCGGTGTTTTGATTTGAAGGCGAACGAAATTTCCAATTACAGGATTAAGTCGAACCAATGAAGGTCCGTCTATCATCTTGTCAGCCAGATAAGCGTTACCAAAAGGGAGTATCTGGTGCCAACGACGAGTTGGCGCCAACAACACTACCTGATGATCCGCATCTACGTTACGACGTTCAACCTTATAAAAGGCAGTGTACATAACGTAAACCGGCACAATGGAACCGCTTTCCATCCAAATCCACTCACCTCCAGTTACCTTGAGGGAGTCATGCGAATAATCCCACACATGGTGGACGTATTTCCCACCACCCGAAACAACGTATTCTACCTTGCCGTCTGAAAGGAAACGGTAAGAATACTCACCTTTATCCTTTGCAGCAGCACTCGGAACAAACGTATAAATCAGG